GCACGAAGATTTCGCGCGTGGGCGACATCGCCTCGCGCATGAACATGGGCTCGATGCGTCCCTGGAGAGCATCGGCGTAGAGCCGTGCCGCCGCCATGATGCGCCGATTCCGCTGGCTCGATGCTTCGCGCGAGACGGCCGCGAATCCGCGCAATTCCGGACGACTCTCCAAGCCGCTGCCGAGTTCGTACGGCGTGCCGCTGAACTGGAGGCCCTGCCCGTTGGGGTTGATGGTTTGCGTTCGCATGTCGTTATCCTTGTAGCTGCACTAGTGCCGCAGTGTCGGTTGCGCCCGACAGAATTCCCACCCCGCTCGGGTCTAGACGCCCGAAAGGCTGGTCTCCGTCCGACGCCGAGATGGTGAGACCGGTGGTCATGTTCGTTGCACTATCGAACGTGCCGGTCGCAAAGAGCGGATCGCCGGGATTGATCGCCTCACCGACTGCGGGCGAGATCTGCGAGACGGCGATGACCGTCAAAGCGAACGTGCCATTGAACAGGAAGACCGTGCCGCCCGTCGCTGCGGAGTAGTCGTCGAGCGCCACGGCGGCCAGCGCACGGAGGTCGCCCGCCTCGCCGATGAGCACCGGATCTCCGGCCTTGATTGTCGTCGGGCACAGCGCGAAGCGCCGGCTGGTCGATGTGCCGGTGTAGACTTGATTCTTCATTGCTGCTCCTTCTCTGCCTTGGCCTTAACGTATGCGTCGGCAGCGTCCAGGATGGCTGCGGCACTCGCTACGAGATCGGCCGCCGATTCCGGTGTGTGCTTGTGCGTGCCGCTTCCCAGAACGGAGGCCATCATCGCTAACTGATCAACTTCCCTCACGAAACCCTCCCGAGCGCCGCGCGCTCCGCTTGCGCTTCAGGCAGGCCCAACTCCTGGAAGATGCTCGCGCCTTCTCGCAGGCTGCGCTTCAGCGCCTTGCGCTCCTGCTTCTCCAGCCGCGCTGCTTCCTTGGCGTCGATCTCAACGACACCCGGCAGTGATGCGCCCATGCCGGCCACGCGCCCGCCGCCGAGCAGCGAGGAGACGTAGCGGCCCTGTTCCTTCGCCGCGTTCTCCACGACGACCTTGAAGGCCGCGGAGTCGAGCGCGCCGTCTTTGATGGGCAGCGCCGAGCCGTCGCCGATGACTTCGCGCAGCACCTGCGCTTTGGCGACATCGGGCAGGCTCATCGACTCGAGGATCCGCGATGCCTCCACCTGGGCATCGCCCCGGAGTGCACGGCGTTCCAGCAGCGTTACCGTGCCAGCCTGGGGCGCCAGCGCTTCCCTGATGGCGGTCTTCACCGTGTCGGCCACGAATGTCTTGATTTCCGCTTCGGTCATATCCACCTCTTCGGGCAGGATTCCGGCGTCTCGCGCCGCTTCAGCCAGGGCGAGCCCGCCGCGCCCTGCCTTTGTCACGTAGTCCACGCTCTCGACGTAATCGATACTCGCCAGCTCCGGCTTGCCGTTGACCATCTTGCCGGAGCCTTTGCCGCCCGCTCGAATCGACAGGCCGATGTGCGGCGCCCGCTCTTCGACCTTCTCGGCGTAGTCGGCCATGACCTTTGCTTCGGCGTACAGGCCAGGCCCCTTGACGCCCGCCGCATCCCATCGCGCATCGCTGGTGGTGATGGCGGCCAGATTGTTCAGGTCGCCTTCCGGTCGGCTGGCCTCTTCCGCCGCGGTCGGGTGATTCCAGAACATCAGCGTGCCGGCTTTGAACTGCGGCGCCGCTGCTTCGAGCACGTTGGCCGGGTAATGCGCCGTCGTGCCGGTGCCTGGCGAAATGAGCTTGATCGGGTAGTTGGTACGCGACTCGCGCAGCGGGATCTCGGCCAGAAATTCACCAGCGGATTCCACGAGCTGCAACATGCCCGGTACCGTGCCGCGCGCCGCCTCGCTGGTCTTCTCCTGCGCCGACTTCGGCAACTTGTATCCCTTGCGCTTGGCGATCTTGATGATGTTCGACCGGATGGTGCTCGACGAGTAGTTGTCGGAGCCCGCGCGCCCGAGCGAATGAAACGCCGCGTCGACGTCGGCCTGCGCCTTGATCGGGAAGGAGCGATTCTTGCCGGCGAAGTCCTCCGCGCCCATCGACTTGCGCTCACTCTTTGAGATGAACCGCTCGTACAGCGGCAGGCCGGTGTAAATATTCTCGGCCTTGAACGACTCTTCCATCGAGGCGTAATGGTCGGCTTCATCGGCTTCGGGCTCGTACACCGTCCGCGGCCGCACGCACTCGGCACCCTCGGTGTCAATCGTGCACGTCGCCGCCTGGCCAGCCGTCATGGACATCTCGTACGCCGCGCGCTTCGTCTCGCCGCCGCACGAATAAATTACGTCGCCGGATTCGCAATCGCCGAAGTGGTCAATGTAGTACGCCCAGGTGCCTGTGCCCTTGTAGGCGTCCTGGATGCAGTCGCGAAGGCAGTTCTCAATATCGTTGGCGCTGAGGTCGGTTGCGGCTTCCTGAAGCTGAACGGCGAGATGTAAAAACCCTGCGGATAATTTGAAGGCCATGGCCAGCGTCTGTCTTCGCGACGGTCGCTCGGTACAACCGGGATGATAACCCGCTTGTTTCGTAGGCGTCAAGCAAAGCGCGAAAAATCTTACTATGATAGGCGCATGGCAGAAACCGCTGAAGCAGTGGCCACGACCGTCAAACTTTGCTCAAAGTGCAGGCAGCATCCACGCGCCGACGAGGATGGGACGAACCCCTGGTGCCTTGAATGCCGCGCCGATTATAAGCGCGCTTACGAGGCAGGGAAGGCCGAGAAGATGAAGGACTTGGGATTCGTCAAGGGCGCCGAGGCGATGAAGACCGCGCTCCTCAATGGCGTGCGCGCCCAGCACCCTGGCCTGATGACAAACTATGCTGCCGTGGCGCAGTGGATCAGTGAGTTTCCGACGCCGCGGCATTGAGGCTTATTCGCACATGCCCGCTCCTGACGGGCAAACAAGCGTTTTATCGTCGTCGTAGAAGTCTTCGAATAGTGCCGGCGTTCGTTCCCTTGCTCCCTTGCCGGTGTGCGACCATCGCACCACGTCGTCAATCGTGCAAATGGCTACCTGGCGGCCGTCCTTCGTCGGAACCGTCCGCGATCTGAAGCGAGGGGGTACTGTTTTGGCATGGAAAAATGTCGAGATGCCGCGGCCAAAGTTCGGGTCTAACTCCTGCGAGCGCAACTCGTCGATACGTTCGGGGAAATGAATCGAGATCAGCTTAATTTCCGATTTGTTGCTGTTGATACATGGAAAGCAGCCTACGCGCTTAAACCCATAGCTATACAACTTGTTGAGCGGCACTCCGTACGTCTTGTGCATGGCAACGACCTGCTCAAGGCTCTTGCGCAAAAGCGGACGGTTCACGGTACAGCCGAACATGTCGTCAAAGCCGCGATCAACGAGTTTCGCTCTGTCGGCGCTTTCTCCGGCCCGTACGCCCGAATGTACGATAACTTCGTGGCCGTTGCGGATCAAAGACTGAACATCTTCACGAGTCGGAATCACTTTTAGGAACTGCGTACAGAACCTCGCCCTGCGGCTCGGGAAGCGGCCTTTCCACCGCGCCAATTCCATAAATCCGCGTTCGGGATGGAGTGTAACCACTGGCTGGCAACCATGTTTGACAACGTATTCCGAAAGCATCGCGACGTGTTCGTAAACGAACCGATGCTCGTTTTCGGTGTCGCAGAATGTGAATCGGATGGATTCGCGCGGCACGCCGCTTTCGTGGATCAGCCAGAGTGTGGTTCCGCTGGAATCCTTGCCGCCACTCAACCCACAGTAATTGATGACCATTCCCTAATTATAGCGCAATTGCGCAATCAAGCGTACACCCGCCGCACCGTATCCCGATAAACCACGCTGCACTCGCAGTTTGGATGCTGTGGCGGTTCGTCCACTGGCTCATCGCCGCCAGGGAAGAAGTCGCTCTCCTCGATTTCCCCCTCGTCGGAATTCTCGATGCAATCCTCACAGTTGCCCGATCGCCCACCCGGCCCGAGCACCCACCGCTTGAGTGTCACTTCCTCGTAGTAATACGCGCCGCGCGCCTCCAGCAATTCGGCGAGGTCTTCGGCCGCCGCGGTCAGTTCCGCTTCGAGCGCGGTCACCTCGGGCCGCGGCTGGACGAGCACCGCCTCCCCTTCGTCGCGCGCGATTACGCTCGGCGTTACGAGCCAGTGCAGGATGTCCGTCTCGCTGTCGATTTGCGCCACGGCGCCGTGAGGGAAGTGCACCAGCGCCGGTGATGCGCCGGTCATCATGGCGACGAGCTCCTGCACCAGCGGGCCATGCGTTACGGCAATGACGCACTCCGCGCCGGCTTCCTTGCCGATACGGATGATCTCTTCCCATGCCTGCTCGGGGTCGGCGTCCGGATCGAGCAGCCCTCGAGTGGCCTGCAAGCGGTCGACGCCCAGGCGGTCAGCGATGCGCTTCGCCGTCTGCCGGCTGCGCTTCATGTTGGATTCGATGACCACCTCGGGCTTGGTGGTCTGGTGCTTCAGCCAGCGGCCGACGAGCCGCGCCTGCGCCTTACCTGTGGATGTGAGTTCGCGCGTCGGGTCTTCCCGCGGGCCTGATTCGCTTTCTCCGTGGCGGCAGATGAGGATTTTCACTTGAACGCCACCTGCAAATTGTGCGCCATGATGTCCTTGATTTTCTCGCGGCTTTCGTCTATCGCCGGGCGCATATACGGCTGAGCGATCATGCCGGGCCAAGTCGGCGAGTACGGCCCAGGCCCAGCGCCTGCCGATGAAGCGCCCGCGATTCCTGTCCCAAATTCCACGTAGACATCGTAATCGGTATGCGGTCCAACGCGCCCCACTACGGTCTTGCCTGGCTCTTCCAGCGGATCGATGGTGATGGATGCCTGCAATGCGCCAGTATCCACCGGGCAAAGCTCTTTGGCGCGATCGCGGATCAGCTCCAGCGATTCCTGTACGCCCATCCGCACCGCTGGCGTTACGCGCGCCTCTACGAAGCGGCCCAGGTCGCTGCGCGGCCGGAAGGTGGCAGTCGCGCGGATCATTTGATCGTCGAGTACCGCATGATCCCTTCGGCCGCCACCCAGCAGGCAAGGCCGATAAGGGCAGTGCGGCTGAGCCATGGGTTCGCTGGCGGGGTCGGTGGCGCCGTAAATGCGGCGATCACCAGGAGCGCGAATGCAAAGCAGTAGAGAACTAATATCGGCATGGCTTGATCGTAGCCGCAACCGGGCGCGGCGTCCAGTGCATCACCCCGCCGAAGTCCAGCGGGCGCCATTCACAGCCGCAATCGGGACAGTGCCACACTTCGGAGCGCTGGAGTAGATTGCCGCCCTCTGGCGATGCGGCCCTCTCCAGGTGCTTACCGCAGCATTCATCAGCTTCCCACGTGTGTAGCATGGCCATTCCGGCTCACACCTTGGTCGCTCGCTCGAAGGCGCTATGCGAGTTGAGCGCAAAGGATTCCAGCCGATACCCTTTTCCAACAGCATCGTAGCCTTGCGGGCAAGTCACGAACGAAGCAAATCCGCTCGGGGTCAGATATCCTTCCGGCTTTGCTTGACCGAACCAACGGACTTGGACCTCTACCCGATCCTCGATGAAACGCGCAGCGCTGACACAGCCTAGCGCGTTCGCCAAATCCCCTTCGACCGGATAACGGTTATCGTCGTCTCCGCGAATTACGAATCGACCGGGCGCGGTCCTCGCCATGTTTTTCAGGTTTCCGACGCTGTAGGCTCGGCCGTTCAGATTGCGCCCTAGATGCGCTACGACCGTCCATCGCTCCCCTGCGCGCGCTGTCGCTATTGCGGTCGGGATAATGCCTATGAATGTACGTCTATCCATGTCCGTTCCTCCCTGCTGCCTCGTAAGCCTTAGTCGCGCGGTCAAGTCGCGTCAGCGCCGCCCGCAGAGCCTGCGACTCGCGCAAGTTATCGTCTGGCTGCTCCGCTCGCGCCGGGTTGACGCCACCAGGCAGGCCGACAGGCGGGCGCGCAATCGGTGGCGGCAGCACTTCCGTGGTGCGGTCCCTGTCGTACTCGCTCTCCGGGTATTGCTCCTCTACCAGCTCGTCGCCGTTGTCGTAGTCGAGCAGGTCGTAGAGATGGCGTACGGTTTCCTTTTCGTCCGTGCCGATGAACTGGCCTGCGCGGTTGCCCATCGTCGCACCCTGCACAGTGGCCTCCACAAGGGTCTTCAGATCACCTTCTCGGATGGCCGGGAAGTTCACGCGCACGATAAGTTCGGTCTTGGCGAGCTTGCGGCCGGCCTCGTAGATGTTGATGACTTTACCCTCGATGCGCTTCTCCACCTTGGCGTATTCCATCCTGGTTCCATCGGCAGACCGTACGCGCTGGCATTCGCGGATACGCACCTTGCCCGGATCCAGGCCGGCCGCTTCCAATGCCTCGCGTAGTTTGCCGCTCGGGGCTTTCTTGCTCGTGTTCAGATGGCGCAGGACGATTACCATCAGGTCTTCGCGCCACGCCTCCTGTTTTTCGAGCATGACCGTCTCGGTGGGCCTGTCGAGCGAAGTTGCCGTTGCCAGGTTGCCGGTCGAAACATCGCCAAGGAACGTCTCGGGCACGCCGAAGACCATGCAGCACATGAGCAGGTAGCGGCGCACCTCCTCTGGGTCGTCCGACGCGCCCCGCATCTTCATCAGTTCGAGCTTGGTGCCCGGCCCGCTAACCCAAGTAGCGCCGGTCACCGCAGGCGGGTTCTGATCCCAGATCTGCGAACTCGGCCCCACGGTCGTCTGAAGTTGCGACTTCATCCCCTCGATGGCCTGCTGTCCGCCCTTCGTTGTAATCTCGCGGGCAATCTGCGCGTTCGACTGCTTCACGCTGGCGCAGGCTTCCAGCAAGCGCCGCGCTTCCTTCGACCAATCGAGTGCCGGGTATGCTCGCGGACAGCCGAAGGTCCACTTCGCCACGTCGCCGCACTTGCTGTGGTAAACCGGCGTATCCCAGACCACTTCATCGCCGCGGATCGTGTCTGGCTTTGCGGTCGGATCGTAGCCGAGAGCCGGGTACCATTTCTTTTGAGCCTGCACCTTCGTCGCGCCGGTCGTCGGATCAAAGACCCGCTGCGACCAGCAGCGGTGATAGTACCAGGGCGAATCCGTGTCGTCCGGGTCCGTCGCGATTTCCTCAATCTCCGTGGCGTCAATCGTGCGGAGCCGCGTCGTGCCCTTGTCGGCGGTGTCCTCGAAGAACGCGAAGAACAGATTGCCGTCGTAGTCCTTGCGCCGTTCCAGCTTCATTAGCGCGATATGCCCGAGCACCTTGGGATTGGCCGCTACGAATCTGTCGATCTCTTCGTTGACTGCGTCCTCGGGGCTCGAAATCTCCAGGCCGCGGGCGAACACGTACGCCGCGCCGACGTCGATCAGCCTGCGGATGATCGGATTCTTTATGTAGTACAACCTCGTAATGAGGATAATCTGCTGGATGCCCCACCGCGAGAATTCCAGCCATGAGAAGTTGACCTCGCGCCGCCATTCGACGTTCTGCAGGGCCAGTTCAATGTCGCCGAACGCGCCGGCAGAGATCGGCGGGATGGCTTCGCGGATGGCGATTTCCCGCAGCGGCGCTCCCGTGCGTAAGCTCTCCTGCGCGGCGGCGATCAGGCGATCTGTGGCGGCCAGCGCGGAAGGTCCGACGCTCCACGGCCCGGAGCCGGCCATCGCACGCGCTTCCACGAGTTCCGATAGCCATTCCATCGCTTCGCGGTTGGAATCGTCATTGCGCCGCGCGAGCTCGGCCGCGCGCTCGGCCAGCATGTTGACCACCGGCCGCAAGTCTTGCTTCGGGCGCATCCAGTTGAGCGCGGCCAGCAGCCAGGAGATGATACGCCGCCTCAGTTGCATGTGCATGACCCGTCGATGCCCACCACGGCCGGAGCCGCTATGTCCGTGCTTTGCGTAAGTACCTTATCTCCTACTGTCACATTTCCAGCAACCGCAAGATTCCCAGTGACAGTGCAGTCAGGCGTCCCACATGTTGCGCCTCCCCCTCCACCGCTCGGCGGGAAGTACTGCGCCTGCGCGATAGCCGCGCTCAGCAAAAGTAAGAGGATTCGCATGGCTCGCCTCACTGCCCGTACAGCACGCTGATCTTGTCGCCGCTCCCCGCCAAGTAATAGACCTTCGAGAGATCGTACTGCGGAAGGCCGTTAACAGCCGGGTAGAGATTGACGACACCACCGAGCCCGCATTGCAGGCCGCGCGCCGAGCCGATGTTGGCGCTCCCGATGCGTACGACGGCGCTATTGGTGCTCGGGCACTGGATTATGATGTAGAGCGCGCGGATGGCCGTGGCGCTGAGCGGGTGCACCGCTCCATCGCCGGTGATGTCGGCCAGATCCTTCACGAGCAACTGCGCCGAGAGCCCGGCGAGGAACAGCAGGAAGACGAGCCATTTCATGCGCGCAGTGTATCACATTGCCGCGATTTTCGCCCGCGTGTTGCGCAGATACTCCTCGTGCCGGTGCGCCATCTTCGCCGACGAGCCATCCGGCCGCGGGCGGTAGTTGAACAGCGGCTCGGGCACGACGGCCACCTTCCATCCGGCTTTCACTATGCGCGCCCAGAGTATCCAGTCCTCATAGATGGCGGGCGATTCGTCGTACCCGCCGACTTGCGCCCAGGCCTCGCGCCGGAACATCGAGCAGGTGAAAAGGCAATTCTTCTCAGCCAGGTGCTCGGCGGTGATAGGCCATTTCGGATTCTGGACCTTGCCAGAATCGGCCCACCGTAGAGAAGTAGCCACAATCCCCACCGGGCCAAAGCCGCGCACTTCCGCGACGGCGGATTCCGTCAGGCATTCCTGAATGAATGTCGGCTCTATCCAATCGTCGGCGTCCAGGGGCAAGATCCAGTCGGCCGAAGCAGCCTCGATGCCGATGTTGCGCGCGTTGGCGATGCCCTTCGGCTCTGCCGAGATCAGCCGGATGCCTTGCACCTTGCGCAACCACCCCGCGCTTCCATCGTCCGACATTCCGTCGACTACAATGATTTCATCCGGCCTGTGGTACTGCGTCAAAACGGAACTTAGCGCTTTCCCGATGTACGGCCCGCAGTTCCGGTTGATGATGACGAGGGCCACGCTCATATGTGCTCAATCCGGCTGCGCTGGCCGTCTGTCTCCAGTTCGCGCGTGCCCAAGGCGTTATCACTCCACCTGATCGCAATCCGCGAGCCGCGCAGGATGTACTCGGCCGACCGCGGCGTGATGTACGAAAAGGCGGCGAGTTGCCGGGCCCGCATCTGGCCGAGGTCTTCGACCGCGCCGAGCATCAGCACCAGCGTATTGCCTGGCGAGGCCAGTAGGCAGTTATGCTTTTTCAGGACGGCCGCGAGGTCCTTCAGCACGTCTTCCACTTGATTTGGTGATGGGGTCATTCTGAAGCCTCCGCGTAGCGCTTTCGCCAATTCTCTATTTCTGCGAGGCGCAGCGCTTCGCCGCTTGAGCCTGCACCGTACTCCAAATCAAGCGATGCCTCGTCGGCAGAATATTCGACGAGCAAAGCTTCGAACACTTCCAGCCGCGTCATAGCTTCGTCCATTCTGTGGGCATCTTTGGAGCCCACCCGCTGCGATCCCACACCTTCGGTGCCACGATGCGCTTGTGCGGATTCAGATTGAGCATCGCCGCCCACAAACTGAAGGTGCTGTTCGCGATGATGTTGTGCTGGCAACTCGCCATCATGTTCATGTCATCGTATTCATTTTCGCCGTTCCATAGATCGTACGGAACGCTTTGGAATTGCAGCCGGAACCATTCCCGGTCTTCGAAGTCTTGCGCGCCACCCTGCCGGTCCCGGCAGAACAGCAGAAACCGCGCGCCGGGGAAGAGCGCGATCGCTTTGAGAAAATACCCGACAGGAAGCGCCCCGATTCCCTGCTTATGAAGATAGTCGCCGCGTCGTACGTGGATGCTCACCCGATCGTCCTGCGGACCAACGCCGCCGCGGAACTGGCCCAGGATCTCCGGCAGATACTCCTCGGCCCACTCCGGCGAATTCGGGAAGTGGCCGTCCATCCCGCGGCGCCGACGCTCCGCGTGGATGAAGGCGTACATGAACATCTGATTGCCGAGCCGCCCCGTGAAGTCGGTTATGTTTCTCATGTCAGCCACCTGATCATCAAAGCAGCCCCAAGCATTCCTGCCAGGAACAAAGCCACCAGCGAGATTATCATTTCAGCGCCCACCAGAATTGCCCGACATGCTGATGGCTCGGCAGCAACTCGGTCACCGCCCGAATCACACCGAAGCCATCGCGCTCGACGTAGTCATCGCCGCATATGACCTTGCGCGCCTTCGGTGCGTACAGTTCGATGTCGCGCCGCACGTCCTCGTAGGTATGCGATCCGTCGATGTAAACCAGATCCGCATCCACGACTTGCCCGTGCACTTCCTGAGATCTGCCGACGATCGGCGTGACCTTGTGCATCAGGCCGGCGTCGAGCACGTTGCCCAGGAACACGCGGAGGAAGTCGCGCGGGATGCCATAGCGCCGCAGCGTGGCCACCAGGTTGTTATTGTTCGGCTCCGTGGCCTCTTCGCACCATGTGTCCACGCACTGCAACCGCTCCAACCGAAAGGCGAGCCAGATTGCCGACAGTCCCAGGAAGGAGCCGATCTCAATGCCGCTCTTGCAGTGGTGCAGGTCGATCAACTCGTCGAGCTTCGTGCGGTTCTCCTGCGGAAACCAGCCGCCTACTTCGTCGATGTTCATCTGGTGTCTCCCCACTTTTCAAAGTAGCGGCGCGTCATCTCCGGGTCCATCCCGCTCTTGGGATAGGTCGGTAGTCGCTTAAAGCTGGCACTGTGCTGCACGTCTCCGAAGCCGTGGCGCATGACCACCTCCGGCGTGACTGCGAGCTTCAGGCCGGCGTTGCGCACGCGCCGGCAATAATCGTCGTCGTCTCGGCCGTAACCATCAAACCGCTCGTCAAGCTCGCCCACGAGATCGAGCACCGCGCGCCGGATGTAGACGCCGCAGAAGCACAGGCGCTGGTCGCTGTACGTCAATTCGAGCATCGGGCGCATGCGCGACATCCTATCGGGGTGTGCGCGCTCCTGCAAGGCGTTTCCCACGCGCCCCTCAAACTGCGGTGAAAGGATGCCCACCTCTTGATGCTCATGGGCGATGCGCGCCAACTTGCCCACGGAGCCCAACTCAAGGAATTGCACGTCGTCGTTCATCAGGAAGACGTCGGCGCGGCCAGCGGCGCGGATACCGATGTTCGCGTTGCGCGGGAATGAGAACGGCTCGGGCCCATGCACGCAGCAGATGTCCCCCTTGTCGATCTCGTCATAATCCGCGCTCATCGCCCCGCTGGTTATCATGACAAGGCGCGTTGGCTCCTCGTGAGCCAGCACTGAGTGGAAAAATGGCGCAAAGATATCCGGGTAGCCGCTCAGTACCACGATGGCGTAGTCGTTCAATGCTTTTCTCCGCATTTCATGGTTTTGCGAGTTGGCCGCTTAGTCGCCGTAATCCATACGTCGTGCCCACACCCGAGTTCTATCAGCCACCGCAGGGGATTCATCGGCGATTGGCTGATGCGGATGACCCTTGCAGTAACATTGCTCATTGGCAATTTGTCAAGTACGCTTTTCATTTCCACTCCTTACAATCCTCGGGCCGCTTCAGGAAGCTGTGCCCCGGCTCGATGCCGTTGTACTGGACGTGCCAGTCCTTCTCCGGGTCTGCCCATCGACCGCGGCGCTCCGTGAATACCTTCCGCTCGCCGTGCGCCTGGCTGCGGATCGGATAGTGCTTGCTGATCAGCGGCTGCGGATGGACGCGCGGATCAGTATTGCACTCGTTACCATCCTTGCTGAGCATAAACCGTAAGCGATGTCCACCACTCCAAGCAATCATCGCTGGCCTGTCAGGGGTATTCTTCCAAGCCTTGACCTGCCCAATGCGCTCGTTAAACAAATCGCGCGTGTAGTAGCGGAAATACTCCTCTGGATTCTGCGAGCCGTCGAAGCCGTTATCCACCGGGTGGAAAGTCAGAACCTGGAATTCCGCCGCGTTGTAGCCGGTCTCGTTAATGCGGGCGAAGGAGTCAATCAGCCGCTCGCCGGGCACTGGGCTGCGCCGGATCTCGTCGGCGTCACAGAGCATGGACCAGTCGGCCGAGATCTTGGCGGCCTTGGCGGCCAGCGCTTCGACCGTCTCTAGCACTTCGCGCCAGCGCACCCGGCCATCCTTCGCCGGCATGTGCACGATCGCTGGGCCAGCTCCGCATACGCGCGCATTTGCCAAAGTATCGTCAGTGCTGCCGGTATCGATGATGACCACCTGCAGGCCCTGCTGCACAAGATGCGCGACGGTCCAGCCGATGATGTCTTCCTCGTTGTAAGTGGGCACGAAAGCGACGGCGGTCATTTCTTGCCTCGATCCTGAAATTCGATTTTAATGCGCGTGCCCTCGCCTGGCGTCTTTACATCGGCATGGATGTGCACTACCCGCAGCCCGAGCTTTTCGGCGCTCAGGCAGAGCTTGTCTATTTTCTTGCGGTCGATGCGCGCGCTCATTCGTCCTTGAAGTCCCTGAGAAACTTTAGCAATTCATGCCCTGCTGCGTTTGGGACGTAGCCCTTACCGCCGCAAAACTTGCAACTCTTTCTCAATTCGTCCGAGTCATCGCAGGATTCGCAGATATGATCGAAGGTGAGGAATCGCTTTACGTGTTCCAGCGCTTCTTGTTTATTTTCTCTTTTCAAGTCTTCCTCCTCTGGTACAACTCCCACCACGCCTTTGCCACGGCGGCCATGTCAACCCGGTAGTACATCTCAAATGCCGCGCGCCCTACCTCGCCGTTCGGCAATTTGCGCCGGCCATCGTACTCGTCATGATGCACCCGGCAGAGCGGCGCGCAGGATGAGTCCGGGCCCTTTATGCCCATGCCCGCATTGTGGGTGTGGGCCGGATCAATGAAGATCGAACCGGCTTCGCTTCCAGCCACATGCTCGCATATGTGACACCACTGCTCATGCAGGAACGCCCGATAGGTCGCATCGCGCAGCGGGCCGCACCGTGGCTTCGCGCGCCGCTTGGCGATGGGCTTCGTCGAGCGCTTCAGTGGCGCGCGGCGGGTGATCATAGAGCCATCTTCCTCCTGCAATAGTCGTCCCACTGCGGTACGCGCTTCCACGTGTCGGGATACTTCTCAACTTCGTAAGCCATGGTGTTCCCGCCGTGGATTGAGCAGATCAGGCGCGGCTCGTCGGGCTCATTGGCGACTGACCGGAATTGTCCACCCTCCCACATAAAGCCGAGTTGCGCATTCATGCCGCTAACGCCCAGGCACTTCACGCCGCGCCGCCAGACCACGTCTTCGGTGCTGCCGCCCTGCACGCCCGGCCGCGGCAGATCCGGGAAGGGATGCTCCAGCCACGTCTTGCGCCAGTAGCAGAGGCTGGCGCCGATGACCCATGACGGGCTCGCCACTGAATAAAGCCAAACTTCGCTGATGTCTTGCACCGGCATCGTACGTTCCATCGGGCTCACATCCGATGGCCCGACCGTGCGCTTGCGCCAGAAAAGCGCCTCCCGGTACCCGACGCACTCCGCGCCGCTCGCCTGGAGCAGTGCCACCTGCTCGGCTATGCGGTTGGGGTGCGATACGTCGTCGTCATCCATGTGCAGGATGATGTCGCCATGGAACACGCCCGCCGCAAAGATCGCTTCGTTGCGCAATGTGCCTATCGTCTTTGCCGAGAGGGTCGGCTCGCAGAGTAAGATATCCTCGCCGACGAATACGTCGCGCGATAGCCGTTCGCCCGTATTCCAGATGATCAACCGCGTTTTGGCGTAGGTCTGCCGCCTGAAGCTCTCCACTGCGCGGCGTGCCATCTCGGGCCGGTCGCGCGTGAGCAGGATGGCGCACACTCTCGGCTCAGGCATTGCGTCTCTCCAGGATGCGCGCCTTGATCTGGGCGATACGCGCGCATCGTTCCACTTCAGTCAGGGCCGCCGGCGTAGCCGCGCCGGTCGGCTGGCCGTCTACCACCAGCACACGCACCGGGCCGGTGTTATCGGCGATGAGTTCGGCCTGCTTGCGAAAAAAGTCCACTCTGGCATCCATCGCCGTCTTGGATGTCTCGGAATACCACTGATCACGGACCAATCCGGATTCCGCCTGCGCCTTCTTGAGGCCAACGTGATTGCGGGAATGCCGTACGGAACGCATGACGCCACTCTATCACGCCGTGCGCAATTGCGCAAGCGGCTATATAGGCGAGATCTGGTAGTCGCCGCCGATGGGCACACGCAGGGTCTGTGGTGCTGGATCGATCAGTAGTTCCGTTACGCCCCACACCAGCGCATCCATGCGGTCGGGCGACCGCTCCGAGCCCTGCGGCGTCCACCCGCACATCTGATCCTCCAACCGCTCGAACGCGCCGGCATGGTGCACGCGCCCCTGTTCATAGAGCGAAGCCACCGGCTCGGCTCTGATGTACTTGCCACGGCTCGCACGCACTGCGCGGAAAGCTGCCAGCGGGTCAACCGCCCTCACGTTCATCGCGACGAGGTCGCCACCGTTATTGACTTCGCCCACGATCATGTTCGCCTGGCGCGAGCGGTACGCCGCCACTGCCACCTTCGCCCAGCCGAGCGGAGACTGCCGGCACGAGAGATCATCGAGCACCACCACATGTCCGCTGCGCGTCAAGGCGACTACCACGATGCCTGTCTCGTCGGATGTCGCGCTGGAACTCACCGCGGGATCGATGGCCACGACGATACGCACGATCAAATCCCACCGCACTTCGCCGGGCCTGATGCGCGTGGCATCGATGAGCGCCCGCGTCCACAGTGCGCCGGGCACGTCTTCGAGTAGCTCGGCGTCCAGCTCCTGCCGGCCGATGCGCGTCCCTTCGTATTTGCGGATGATCGAGTCGAAGAAGGCCGGCGCCAAGTTCGCGCGGTTCTCATAGCTCGACGCCCGCGTTACCACCGTGTGGGGATCCCCGATGATGTCGCGCACGAGCTTGATCGGCTTCGGCGTGCTGGTGATGACGGCCTTCGGATCTTTCCCGAGGCGCAGGCCGAAGAGGAAGTTGTCCCAGGCGTCGGGGAATCGCCACGATGCGATCTCGTCGCACCATCCTGCTTCACAGTTATGAACCAGAATGCCGTTGGCGAAAAACTCGTGCTCTCCCTCAATCGTTAGGTCGTAGACTGGCAGCCGAAGCTTTAATGGTTCTACGGAATCGACTTCCCTCATGGAAAGCAACGGCGCACTTCCTTGAACAAAAAGTTGCGTTGGACCGCTTGGATAAGAACGCGACTCGGCAATGACCGCAAATAATTTCCCTCGCCTGAATTGGTTCCCGGTTCGCGCAGGCCGCACGGTTGCAGAGCATCCCGCAATACTTTTGCGCTCTACGTTTGGCCGTGTACGGAGCTCCGCACTGTTCGCATATTCTGCGGTCGCCATGAAAGCCGCTGCGGAGCTTCTCCAGGCATCGGGTAGAGCAATATACGGCCGGCTTGGGAGCTCCGCTTCCATACGAAGCTCCACAGACAATGCATTTGAGCCGGCGCGTGCGGATTCGGATTTCTCGGTTGCGGCGCGATGCTTCCTGCGCTGCCTCTCGGGCTTTGTCTTTATATGGGTCGAGCTTCTCTCTGCAATGCAGTCGGCTGTGCGCGCCGCTCGATAGGAGCTCCAGGTTATCGATGCGATTATCGTGGATATCCCCGTTAACGTGGTGAACGTGGTGGCCATCTGGGATTGGGCCGCGTTCGGACTTCCAAATCTCTCGATGAAGGAGCAATCGTGTCTGGTAGTAGCTCCCCCCTGGTTTTTTGTGCCAGATCCTCCCATCCCATTCGACGCAAGTGTCACACATATCCGGTGATCTCCTGTGCCTATTATGCTTCGTCCGTCCAATGTGTTCAAGCTAAATACATCAGCGTTGGTACTAGTCATCCAAGCCTTAAGAACACGCCGCCGGCCGCGCCGCGTTAAGACATAATCTCCTGCTTTCACTGATTCAATTGGAATTTCTGTCCCGTCCGCCATGAGCACCATAGTCCCGACCGAAAGACATTGCGGGCCGCGCAACCGTTCCGGCTCATCGGCAGAGAAAGTGTAAGCGACGGCGCCGGTGTGGAACGTGAGCAGCCGCTTGGAAGGCTCGTACATCGGCCTGTGATCGGGCGGGAAGACGGAGAGCAGCCCGCTTTCGCCCGATACCATGACGTCGCGCGCATCCGCCGCGGTCGGGCCCACGATGTGAATACGGCGATATCCCTGGCTCACCCACTCGCGTACGGTTTCGGCGCCAGTGCGCGTCTTGCCGAATCCGCGGCCAGCCTGCACGAGCCAGTAGCGCCACTCTTTGCGGATATTCGATGAGCCCGGGGTCCCGGGCGGAAGTTGATTCGGCCTGGCCGTGAAGCCGCGCCAGTCGTAGTTAATCCGTGCCCGTTCGGTCGGACTGAGCGATCGGTAGAACTCCGCTCGCCCGCTCTCGCTCAGCGATGCGAGCAACTCGAGCCCGGAGGGTTGATAGTGGATCTGCGAGGTTGACATCCAAAATTCCCATCATACCCCCGCTATGCTCAATTGAGCGCAGCTTTGGCCATTGGTACTGCGCGAGTTCGGCGTACATGCGCCCGCGAAGTTCCGGCTTCAGTGATGTGTCCATTGCGAGTATGGCCATTCCTTGTATGGGATCGCACCCGAGAGCCTTTAGCTTTGCGGAGATGGTGAGTTTGTTTCCGGTTCCGCGCTTACGGCCGCTGCCTGCCGGTTTCGGGGTGCCTGGTGCAAATGACATGCTATTCAGCCGCTATTTTAGCCGATTCCTCAACCTGGAAAGCCATCTGCTCGACCTCTTCGGTCGCATCCGTCAAGGCTTTGGCTACGTTCTTAACTGCCTGCCGATAGTAGCTTGGCTTGAGTTCGACGCCGATTCCGCGCCGGCCGTTGCGCACCGCTTCGTAGACTTCGCTGCCAACTCCCATGCATGGGGTCAACACGGCTTCGCCGGGGTTGCTCCACAGTTCAATACACCTGGTGATCACGTCCAACTGCAAAGGGTGCAGGTGCTTTTCGTCCTCTTCGTCGCGCGCTTCCCTATACGGCAGCACGCCCTCTATCCGGGTCGCAGTGTTACCGCGAATGTCGTCCCACACGCATGAGGCATATTGTCGCCAGATCCAATGACTGTAGCGGTTCTCGATCTGGCTCCCCTTCCATCCGCGATAGCGCAGCAGATCTGCTGGAATCTTGCGTTCGCCCGCGTATCGCATAAGGCCGTGCGCGTGAGTGACCGGCACTGGATTCTTGCCGGCGCGCCGAAAGATGAGCAAATAGTCCGCGCCCGCCACCACGCAATCGCAGGAGTCCTCTACGATACTCTTGTGGGCTAGAGCCTTGGTCAGAGTCCGGTTGCGCACCTTCAGTGGCTCTTTCCAGATCGTAATGCGCGGGCTGGCCATTCGGAATCCGCAGCGTTCGTGCAATCGAATGATGTCACCGGGGAAATCGGTGTAATGGTCCGTGCCGGTGTTGCCGCTCGGAACGTCCATGCAATGCACCACCGTCATGCGACCCGGCATCGTTACGCGCGAAATCTCGCGCACTAGGAATTCGTAATGCTGAAAGAATTCTTCGTAGGTGCGGGCGTTTGAAAGATCCTGATCGCTGCTGGAGTAGTGGTAAAGCGCGCCACCTCCCTCCGTTGCGAACGGTGGCGAGTAAACGGATAGATGCACCGATCCGTCCCGAATCCCTGGCAGGACCTTCATGCAGTCGCCGTTGTAAATCGCGTACCTGTCGGTGATTACTTGGTCTTTCACAGCCATGCTGGTGTCTCCATTAGCTTTTCGTATTTTATCCCGCCGTCAATCCTGATGGCCTCGTGCATATGCTCAACGAGCCGCGCGAACATCTTGTCTGCCTGATCTCCCTTGCGCCGCATGTTTTCCATCGCTCCGCGCTGACCTTCGGTCGCTATGATGTCGTTGATTACCTCGTTTGGCTGGCCAAACCTCCAGCATCGCCGCACGCCCTGATAGTGTTGCTCGAAAGAGTGGCCTGCGAATTCCACAACGTGCGGGCAATGCTGCCAGTTCAATCCCCATGCGCCGATCTTGTGTTTGGTCACCAAGCCCCGGAGTTGCCCACCGGCGAAGGCCTCGTACATTTCCTCTTTCTGTTCGTCCGGCATCGCGCCGTAAACCTGCTTGCAATCCGGCACAATTCGCTCGAGGTGATCTCCCTCGTCGTTCAACTGGCACCATATGACGAACGGCTTTCCGGTGTGCGCCGTGAGTTCGGCGGCCATCTCGCAACGTTCGGGAATCGTCCGGCGCTTCTCTTCCCGCTCCTCCTGCATGTTGGTCGCAGGCAGGGCGAACAGCATTCCATCCGCAAGCGTGCGCGTTTCAACGATGTGCTCGCGCTCAATCAACTTCGGCAATTTGAACCGCTTATCAGAGAACGGCCCGAAGTCGGAAGGCTTGCGGCCGGCGCGAGCCCATCCGCATACCCAACGCCAGAACGGAAGTTCCGCGTGTCCCTTGAATCGCCAGCCGGCACTTCGTGGTCCGCCCTGATTAATCGGTGCTCTCACGAGTCGGCGCATGTCGCTGGTGTTCTGATCGTTCTTGAAAAACCGATTCAACATGTCCACCTGTCCCATGACGCCGAGAGCTTCGCTGGACGTGCCGAGTTCGATGTAATCATTTGGTGCGGCGGTCGCGGTCCACATCGAGCGGTACGGAATCGTTCGCAGGAATTCGGTCACATCCGCGCGCCTCTTGCCGTCGAACGCCTTGATTGCGCTCGATTCGTCGCACACTACCCCGGCGAAGTCTGCCGAATCGAAGTAATGCAGCTTTTCGTAATTGGTCACCACTACGCCTGGTTGTTTCGTCGGCCCGATGGTCCGCCGTACTTCAATCCCAAACTTTTGTCCCTCGCGTACCGTCTGAGCGGCCACGGCCAGCGGCGTCAATACCAGCACTGGACGGTTGGTCTTGCGAACAACGTTCTCGGCCCACACAAGCTGCATCGGCGTCTTGCCAAGTCCGCAGTCCGCGAATACTGCGCCGCGCCCGATTTCGCATATCCACTCAACAGCCGCCGCCTGGAAATCGAACAGAAACTCAGGCATCCAGATTGGCCTGAATCCAGACCGCGCGCCGCGTTGCGCCTTGGCGTCCAGAAAATCCTCGTAAGTCTTTTGTTTATCAAGTTCGGAAATCAACAGAATCTCCTCCTTCAGCCAGTCTCCGGCGCCCATCCATGCGCCCTCATTGTCCGTCCCGATTTCCAGAATGTGCGCCCGGCAGCTCGCCTGCTCTTCTCGGCACCGCTCAATTTCAGCATGGATTGCGCAGTTGCGCAAGTAATTTCTACCGGCTTGCATTTGTTTCACGGGGAACAGTTAGCGCTCTTCCCGCCTGTTTCAGGAGCTTTTGCCGGTATTTTCGCTGCTCCTTGGCGTGGCATTCCCGGCAATATCGCTGCCCGATTCGGCTTTCTTTCCGGCATCCGGCACCGCTACAGGTCATTTGGTTGTCAGCGTACAAAATATTTTCAATATCGCTTTCCTGGCGTTTCCAGCCCCTTGGCTGCATCGCCGCTCTCGACGGCGTGTACCCCTCGGCCATTGTCCTTGCGGCGAACTGGCGCTAGGAATCCGCGCGAGCGATGCGGCATTGTCCCCACCTCGGGCGAAAGCCGGAGCAATCGGTGCTGTGCACGTCGTGATGCTGCCGGGCTGCCGCCTGGCGCTCGGTGACATTCCAGGCCGGCTCACACACGATTTGGTGCTTCGCATCGCAGGCCTCGCAGCGAAAATCCAGCACCACGCTTTCCTTGCCGTTCGAACGCCTCACGCTTTACCTCCGCTTCGATTTCGTATGCCCTGATCCAAGCCGCCGAGAAGCCCTCTTCGCCGTATCGCCAAATTTCCCGCGCGCGCTTGTCAATGGCCGCCACCACTGCCCGGTCTGTGCGCTCGCTCGCCTTCGCCATCAGATGCCACCCGGATCTGGAATGTAAACGCCAAGCTCCGCAGCCAACTGCCGTACCCGCTCAACATACTCAGAAAAGGCTGCTGCGTCGAGCGCTGCCGTCGATTTGATTCTCTTCAGACCTGCTACCTCTTCGCAGGAATGGTCAGTTAGAAATCTGACCTTGCACGCTTCATGCAGTTCTTCGGCCTCGTATCCGAGGTGCTCTCCGAGGATCTTGTATACGACTCCCCAAAGGTACCGATTCTGCGGAGTGGACCTGGTCATACGAAAGCGGCTGAGCGTCATCTGCACCGGCTTGCCTTCGAGCGATTGGACGAGCGATTGAAAGCCTTCGCGATCTTCCAGGCAGATCTTGCCCGCGGTGATACGGCCGTCCCAGATGCGGGTGCTCACGATCAGTGCTCCATTACGCTTTGGTTGACCACTGGCGCGCCCTTGCCGGCGCACTTGCAAGGCCCGACGCCGTCGTAGACGATTTGCTTGTTCGGGTCAACCTTGCGAAGTAGATCCACTGCCTGCTCTTCGTTGAGCGATTCGCGCGTGGTGCCGTTCGATGTCCGCGTGTGGAGCGAATAGTAGACCCGCCACCCGTCGCCGCAACAAAACGCGTAAGGACATTGCCGGTGCTGCTTCCATCCCTCGTCTTCCTTCGCCGTGCCGGCCGTCAGAAATCCGCGCAGCGCGGCCGGCGTCGGGCAAGTCGTCTCACTCTCCAGGATGTCGGTGATTACGCCGTAGAGCCGCGTGTGATTCTGGCCGTACTTCTCCGCGATCCGCATCAGCTCGTCTTTGAGTTTCTCGTACCCGCGGAGCCCGCTGAGCCGTTTGATGCATTCAAGTGCCTGTGCTGTCTCCATATTGCAAACTCCTCGTCTGTCGTGTCTTCCGGTTTACGCTTGTTCGCCCGCAAATAGGCGATGAATGCTTCAGTGTCCGCGCCGAGTGTCGGGTCCTTCGACGGCTCCTCGCCCGACCGCGGCCACTTGCCCGACCATCCGCTGCGCGATTGTTCGTAGAGCCAGCGCACTGGGTCCATGAAAATCTTCCGGGCCACCTCCTCACTGGCCAGGTACCTATCGCGCGCGGCGAAGGCGGCGGCCTCATCGTCTGGACTGTTGACCGCCAGAATCCAAGCGCGCGCAGCGCCCTCCGGATTCGACACCCGCGGCCACGGTTCCAGCCACTTCCGAAAAACCCCGCCGTCGAGCAACTTGGTTATTTTTGTTTCTCCCTGGACCCTCTTCGAAGTCGTATTCGTATCCGTATTCGAAGACGTAGTCGTATTCGTAGTCGTAATGGGGGCCGATTGTGTGTCCGAATCATTTTGCGAGCAATCTGATATCAGATTGATAGCAGGCTCTGGAAACTTAGACTTAGCGCGAATCTGCTGCCCGAAATCGTTGATCTGAAGGTAGGTAGGGCTGTTTCTTTGAAGTACGTTCGACTTGTAGAGCGTCACGAGCGGCCTTTCGCCGACCGTAAGCTCCCCGAGCCAGCGCTGAATATCCGACTCCAAAACCTTCTCCGGACAGGTCGGCCAGCAGGCCCCGCGTATCGTTATTGGGCTTCCGTGGAACCGTCCGTAATCGTCGGCAACGGACATCAGACGGCGATAAAGGATCTCGGCACCCTTTGAAAGTGCATTGATGCGCGGGCTACTGTTGATGCCCTCGCGCAATATTCTGTTCGGCAAATGTCCCTCGAAACCGCTGCGGGTCGGGTGACATCGGGGGACGCCGACTCATCCCGAGCCCGCAACTTTCAATGTCCCGCCGTTCATGAGGCGACGGGGTACTACACGAACATTCTAGCGAGCCGCCAGAAGTTGCGCAAGTTTATATCGGGGCTGCGGCGAGCCCATGAACCCAGGAGGCTACACGCCCGAAGGCTCGCCATCTATCAGCCCTTACTGCGCCCTTTCCTTCGCTGCCATTTATTCCGATGTATGGTGGCCCGCCGCAAGGATTGCGATCTTATACATGGTCTCCGTGCCCCTGGACTGCCCCGGCCCGCCCGGTACCAAGCGAGTGTCCCCTGCCAATCGCATTGAGGGGAAGCAAACCTTTCCCGCGGCTTTCGCCCCATAGCCCGACAGCTACTTTTTCATCGCAAAAATGTCATTCTACCGAGCCGTGCGCGCCGCAGCAAGCGGATCGACGCCCGTCCGACGCTGTATTGCGCGCAGCCGGGTCTTGCAGCCGCTGCCCTTCGTCAGGTTGCGCCGGCGCATCTGCTCGGCCAATTGCTCGAGCTGTACGCGCCTGGGGATGTCGTGGCGCCATAGTGTGCGCGTCATTGGTTCCACTCCCACAACCCGAGCGCTCCCTTTACTGGCACTGGCTCAATCGGATTGACGGCTTTGAGCAGCCACGCATATCTGCCATGCTCGTAATTTCCCCACCACAGCTCCGGCTCGGGCGGCGGAAGTATTTCGTTCGGCGCGCAGTATGCGGATGACGCGCCGGCCACGATGCGCTGGCAGCCGGCAAGTTGGCATACAGCGATGACTTTGCCGAGAGGCAGCGCCTTGATTCGCGCGGCGTTGTCGTCGAGCCAAGCCTGTGTGAGCGGCTTCGGTACGACCGGCCAGCCCATCGTTCTGCAAAAGCCGCTGGACTGGCAGAGATCCTTCGCGTCTCTGGGGAATCCTTTCGCCGCATGGATCGCCAGCGGTCCACGGTATGCCGTCCACCAGGAACGTGTCTCGATCTTTTTGTGCCCGAGCGCAACGAGTGTTGCCCATGGCTGAGTGAGAGTGAGTGCCTTCATACCTTCCCCCTGTTGAGCCCGCTCGCCCGATACCAAGCAACGAAGCCTTCGATGCTGGCCTCGAAGTCCTCGCCTGCGATGAGCGTCAGTGCGCCCCGTGCGCGCTCGGCGGCGTGCCACCGACGCTGGTGCGGTGCTATCCGTCCGCCAGGACGCTTCCATTCTATGAAAATGATCTCGCACTGCGGTGGGCTGGCATAACGCACGTACATACCGTCAGCGGCTCCCGTCTCTCCAACGGTTTTGACTTTTCGTTCAGAGAAGTTTTCCTCAAGACGAAAAATTCTCCATCCGTCCCAAGTAAGCAAGTCCTCGCAGGTCCGCTGAATGTCCGATTCCTTCAGCTTTAGCATGGGAAGTTGTAACGGGCGAATTCTCCGTACTCTTCCCGTGCATGGAAGTTGTAAGCCGTAGCGGCATCTGCTTCTTCGGAAAACAATCCTAGATGACGCTTTTTAATTTGAACATTCCATTTCTTGCATTGCGCATGATAGTGCACGCTCTTGAACCGGCTGGATGTGCCAGCACGTTTAGTGAGGCTGAGCCAGACACCTATCGCCATGTCATTCCTCCGCTGTGGCGGCCGCCTGCTCGTCGCTGATCAGCGATTCCTGCTGCGCCTTCTTCTGATACGAGACGTTGAGCTTGCCCTTCGATTCGCCGATGGTCAGCATGTACTGCTCCAGGCGCCGGCAGCCGTCCGTGTCCTGGAAGCCCAAATTGAAGCGCAACTCAAGCCGGTGGCCCTTGCCGCGGCTCGATTCCAACTCGCGCCGCACGATCTCGAAGCCGTTGACCTTGCAGACTCCCAGGCTAACGGCCTGCTTCGCCATGTCCTTCTGATCGGGTATCAGTTCGACTGCGGATGCAACGAGCTCGCCCTCGGGATTGGCTTTGGTCAGGCATTCGGGGATGTCCTGATTCCATTCCATAGCCTTGCAGACGGTGGCAGTGAGTGACGTTGTGAATGCGGCTGAGCCGCCTTTGCCGTTGCGCGAGATGCTGCGTAGCACGGCGGAACTGAATGATACGTTTGGCATATTGCTCCTTTGGAACGAATCGGCTCCGCGTGTTTCCTCCACGCCTTGTGTCCCCACAAACCATTACCGCGCTCTTGGAACTCACCACGGAGCCGAACTGGCGCGCCGGATCGTCGCTCGTAGGGCAGCAGTTTGGGAAGCACCCTCGTGGCTCCCCGGCGCAAAACTGAATCTATCACCAGTGGCGCAGTTGCGCAAGGCTATTCGGACATCGCCCGATGCATCGCCTTCGCCGCGCATTCAAGGCCGCACAGATGCGTGTCGCCGTCGTTAGGGGCATCGGTCCAGCGGCGGATAAAAAATGTGCCCGCGTCGTCGGGTAGTTCGCTCCTGTCAACGAGCGCCCGGAACCAGTGATTGGCCGCGCCCTTCGCGCGCCCGCATTCGTCACAGGTGTAGGTTAGTGTCTCTGCCATATCTTCGTACCTTTGTACTTCGGCCGGATCCGCGCGGCGAAGAACCGGCCGCGCGATGTTGCGGCGTTGAACTGCGCGAAGATCTCTTCAGGGAAGTCGGCGTACTCGTATGTGCTCTGCTTCTCGCCGTCCTTACCACGGAAGTCAACCTGCAATGTGCGCTTGGTGGCGTCGTATCGCGCCCAATGTAGCGTGGCGCTCTCCTTGCAATCGATGTCAGCCATATTATTCCACTCTCAGTTGCTGGCCGCGCTCAGCAAGCTCTGCGCCTGGCACGATGCCGTGGCCGGTGCCATTGCAATTGGCGCACGGATTCTGCCTGATGAACGTCCCAATGGTCGAAGTA